GTTTCATCTTTTAATATAACATTTTCTTCCTCAGTCTGAATTGCTTCCATACAATTACGAAGTGTAGCAAGTAATTGTTCAGTCTGAGTACGTTTATCGTTTAATAGAACTCTATCACCAATGATGTCAGTGTAAGTAGGATATTTCATTTTCAATGTATATGTGTCATTGAGCTCGATAGTCATATCTTTCTTTTCAACATCAATATTGATTTCATTTAAATTGATAGTTAGCTTATTTTCATGACCACAGTTTGTACACTTCATGATAACATCGTTAGTTTCACCAACAGACTTTGATCGGATCTGTGTAAAGATATAATCAACATCGAATGTTGCTAATTTACCAACATCAATATTTTTAACACAAGCCTGAATGCAATTCAAAACTGCTTTTAAAATTTGTTTTACGTCTTTTGATTCATATGAAATCATAAGGACTTTCTGTTCTTTTACTAAGAATGGCCTGAAGCCAACAGAGTGTCCAGTCGAAGGTACCGTCAATTCATACTCAGGTACATCATTTAGTCGCGGTAGTGCCATAATTTACTCCTTAAAGGCCATATCCAAGAGAAAGCTGACCAGCTGGTACTCTTTCCCAAAATCTATAAGACATCGTAACACTGAATGTTACGAATCCGTCTTGATCATTACTATAGTCAATTTGACTCAATGTTGTCGGAAATGCGTCAACTAGCGCACAAGAATAAGTTGAAATCTGCGGGTTCATTCCAAGTGGTAGAGATATACGACCAAATGGAATAGGGTTTGCTAATTGGTGAATGGTAACTCTCTTCTTATATTCAGTCGGATAATTGACAACGTTCTTGTCCTGATTTCCGGGAGAAGTATCATGCATTGTTGCAATCCAGCTTTCAAAATAATTACGAATCGGAAGTGTTGAAGTCTCCATGAATTGAAGAGTCACATCATCCATAGCATAACCATACATTACTTTTTGCTGTTCGATACCAACTCGACGTTCATGAGTCAACATTTGTTTACCCGGAAGAGTTGCGTTTGTACAAAGAATATTTCGTTGTGCTGAACCAAGAGCACCTGTGATTGCTCCAAGTACTCCGGTGCCACCGCCAATTGATGGTAAACTAACCATGAACTTGTTTGTACGAGCCAGTCCTAGTCCAGCAGTGATAGCTAATTTTAATGTGTCTACGCTGCTCATCCTCTTAACTTCTTCCTCGAATCTCTATAAACTGAATTAGCACTTGCTTTATTCCAATCTGCCATTGGAAGGAATGTAGCGATTTCCCATTCAGGTTTGTCAACTAGAGCAAATCTGCTTTTGACATGTTTGAACAAATAATGCTTCATTGCTGGTGCAATATATTTCTGTGGAATTTTTGCGTTATCATTTCCTAGTATTACGTCAAGAAGTTTGGCTCTGAGAGTTGGTGGCAAATAATGTAGATTCAATCCATAGAATCCACCTTTTGCCGGGCCCATCATAATGATCAGAGGAAATCCATCATAATATGGTAGAGTGTCTTTATGCTTTGGATCATAGAAGTACATGTACATATTTCCAAGCAATCCAGTTTTAGTTATCGGTTTATTCCTAAGATCTAATGCATCGTCTTGCATAATCTTATTGCGGTTACCGACGGTTCTGCCTCGGAACATTTCGCGTGCTTTGTTCCGAAACCACTCAATAGATTGCTTTGTCCGGGGTGTAATACCAGCGCGGAACGCTTCAATCTCGAGTTCTCTAAATAAACTTTCTCCTGCCATACGTGTATTTATAACTATTTCTTGCGTCTTTTATAAGGCTTTAACGGCTTTAATTTACCGGGAACTTTCTTCAAGGGTTTAGACATAATCCCCATTGACGTTAATGTTTCTTCGGTCCAGATTTGAAACTCCCATTTACGATCTTTACAAAACGATTGAGCAGCTTCCCACTTATTCATATTCTTTACATAAGTGACTGCCTCATTTATGTATTGCCTTTGGTTTTTTCCGGTTTTCTTGGGCGGGGCCGTTTCTTTTGCTGGCTTGATTTCGACGAGGACTGTTTTGTTTTCAAAGACAATCTTGATATCGGGGAAATAGCGGTGATACTTTTTATCGACGTCATAGTAGTATGGAATCACAATCTCTTCGGATGACCACTTCTTTACTTTTGGATTTCTGTCGAGCCATTTAAATGTGTCTCTTTCCCACAACGATCTATATACTACGTTGTTTAGATCACCAGCGTACTTCTTTTTATTCTCTACAGTGTATCTTCCAGAATAGGCCATTTTACGTTATAAATACTCATGAGTTATTTGTATATCTATAGGAAAAGAACGAATGTCTTATACACTAATGGACGAGAGCTGGGCTAACCAAGGCGATCAAAGAGTCACTGGTCCCTATCAGTATCCGCTTGAAAGAAACCAGCTCCTTACACGAATCTCATTTCAAGCAATGAAAATACTACCACCCGAGTTTAGCGTTAATTATAATGCTAGTGAGACATATACAGCCGGACCGCCAAATCAAATAAGAACTAAAGAATCTGGAAATATTACTTCAACTGGGTTAAAAATGCGGTCTATCCCTGGTGAAAAAGCGCTTATTCATGTTCCTATTAGTTTTCAAGTAAATGATGGATTCAACTATAGTGGTGCAGAACTTGGAGCGTTTGGTGGTGCTATTACAAATGTTCTAAATCAAGGTGGATCAGTTGGTCAGGCTGCGATGGAAGGTTTAAAAGAAACCGGCCAAAGTTTTCTTTCGCTATTAAGCGCATTCGGTGGGTCTGAACAAGAACTTGGTAGACTCGGTATTGCTCGATTAGCAAGAGGTTTACCCGTTGGATCTCAGGCTGTACAGGTTGGTGCTAGAGTTTCAGTAAATCCAAATGCACGTACCGCATTTCAGAATGTTAACATCCGTGAATTTAACTTTGCTTTCAAGTTTCTTCCAACAAGTTTTGAAGAGTCTAAACAAGTCAAAGCAATTATTAATTTCTTCAGGTGGCATTCGTATCCTGAGTTAATTGGTGATCCTAACTTTGCGGTTGGTTATGAATACCCAAATATGTTTAGAATTAAACTGCAATACACCGGTGATGGAAGTCCAAAAAATATTGGCACTCCTATTAAGCTGTGTTATTGTAAGTCAATTAGTACCACATATAATCCAACATCTACAACTGTATTCTCCGATGGTTCACCAACAGAGATTGATATGAACGTTACATTTGCAGAATACAAAGCACAGTCAAGAAACGATGTCTTTTTGCAGGACAATGTTTCGTATTACGATTTTGAAGGTGTGGCTGATGAGAATGAAGTACTTGCTCCACCAGCTGAAGGACCTCGACAGCGTACTGCTGCTGATACACCGGAGGGATTATAATGTCTAATTTCTTTAAGTCTTTTCCAATTATTGATTATAAGTTTGGTGAAAACGAAGCTACAGACAAGTTTGAAAATATATCTGTGTATGCCAACATTGTTGATCAAGTAATGAACAACGTTGCTGCTTATACTGAATATTACGCTCTTCCAGAAGATAGGCCAGATACAGTATCTGAAAAATTATATGGAACTCCAAATTATCATTGGACTTTTTATTTAACGAATGAAGATGTTCGCTCAACTGGTTGGCCATTGTCGCCTCGTCAATTGTTCAATCAAATTACTCAATTATATCCTAGGCGTGTGATTACAACTCGAACTAAATTAACAGACAAGTTTAAAGTAGGTCAAACAATTACTGGTAGCACTTCGGCAGCGACTGCAACAATTGCACAAAGAAATCTTAATTTTGGTCAATTATTTCTCGAGGACGTGAGTGGTTCATTTCTTGTTGGTGAGAATATTAATAGTGTAAATACCGATAATGTTACTGAAACAATTGTAGCAACCAGCTTTGAGTTTCAGTATAATACTGCTCATCATTACGAAAACGCTGAAGGCCATATTGTTGATATAGATCCTGAAGTTGGACCGGGAGCTCTTTTAACTGAAGTAACTTGGTATCAGCGTTTAGAAAGACTGAATGACGCGAAAAGGCAAATGAAAGTTATTAAACCATCAATCATTCGTGAAGTCGCTAGATCGTTTAGAGATACTGTTGGAACATAATGCCTCCTATTGAAAGAACAAAATCATCGTTTGAACTCGACCAGGTGTTGCTTGAATCTGAGCGACTGCCAAAATCTGTTGACCTGAAAAGAGTCGTTACTGATTTAGATATATTTGAACACCTTGATAAACCATATCTTACTGCAGAAATGTCTATAGCCGATCAGACAAATCTTTACGAAACTGCTGGTATAATTGGCGGTGAAAGAATTACAAT